AGAACATGTACAATCCCGGTCCAGACCAAGGTCAGAACGGTATTTACAAATCGGTAATTCGTTTTATCCCATGGGTAACGGATCCATCTAAAAGCCGCTACAAAAAGTATGCAGCTAAATTAATCAACCCGCTAACCAATGAAAAATTGTATGTGGACTGCCCTTCAACAACGGGAGCTTCATCAATTCTTTGGACGTTAGACCTAGAGTTGAAACGTTTGAAAAACGAGGAACCTCAAATCGTTGAGGAAATTCAAAAGTACTTCAATCGTTATTACAATTACTATTCTTGTGTCTACATCAAGAAAGACCCTCAGTTTCCTAACTTGGAAGGTCAAATCAAAGTGTACTCATACGGTTACACAATTGATAACTTGATTCAGCAAGAAATTAATCCAGAGTCTGAATTAGTAACGACTCAAAAAATCAATCCATTCTCTCTTACACAAGGTAAGGATTTCGTATTGGTTATCAAGCGTAAAACTAAAGCATGGAGAGATTTCAGCTCAAGTAAATTCATGAATGAAGTTAGCCCATTAATCATTACTCATGGAGGTAAAGAAATTCCAGTTTCTACTGATCCTAAGGTAATGCAATTCACTAGTGAATACTTTAAAAAGAATTCGCCAGACATGAGCCAATACTTCTTGAAAGAATGGACCGACTCTGAGTATGAAAAGGTTGCAGACTACATTAAAGCAATCGTTCCTTACAAGCAAATCATTGAAAACTTGGTTGCAAACACAAAGGACGAGAGAATGAAGAAGCACTTTACTAACTCAAAACCAGTAAATCGTTCTCAGGCTCCAATGGGAGAAGATATTGAATTCTCTCCAGCGCCAGCCGCAAAATCAAGTTCAATGTCAATCGATCTCGATGATGATTTCGCAAGTGATCCTGCTCCAGCAGCAAAGGCCGCTCCAGCAAAATCAGCTCCGGCAAAATCTGATGACCTAGACGATTTATTCGCAGATCTATAAAAATATCCAAATAACATGGCAAATAAGAAAAACCCAACTACAGTAGAAGAAACTATCGTTGAAACTCCTCAAGCTGAGGGTAATCCTCAGCCGATTGCAACATTACTTTCTTCAATAAGTTACACTGACCAAGCTGATTACGAAAAATTCTTGGCAAACCTAACTCCCGAACATGCAGTGCTTGTGCTAATTTCATCAGCTAACCATTGCCAAGCAAAAGGAGTGTTTAACTTAGATGAAGCTGAGCTAATCGCAAAGGCTATTAAAACGTTGAGCAAACCTCAACCTAATGTAGAACAACCTAAATAAAACAAACATGAATTTAATCATTGATGGAAATGCCTTTCTTAACGTAGCCGTTAGCATAGCGAAGAATATCCTAGCTAATGACAAGCGCGTGGGCGAAAAGTATTACGTCTCTGATCTGTTGAATGACGATAAATTCATGCTTAAGCAGGTAAGCAAGGATACATTCAGAGCTTTTTCAGTAAATTACCTCGGAAGTATCCTTGCTCCTTTTAAGGAAAACATCAGTTCTGTATTTTTTGTTTTTGACTCTAAGAGTTGGAGAAAGAAATACATTAAGGAGCATTTTGAAACTCATGGAGAGGGAGATTTTTCTTATAAGGGCCAACGTAAATACGACGATAAGATCTATCTTTTCTTTGAATACTTCCAAACTGAAATTTTAAACACAATCTCTGAAGAATATGGGATAGTTGTTAACCGAGTTCCAGGAGCGGAAGGCGATGATCTAATCGCTTACATTTGCGAAAACCTAAGAGAAGATATTTGTATTTGGTCAGTAGATAAGGATTTAACTCAATTACTTGAAAGCAACAAGCGTAAAGTGATTCTGATAATGCCTAAACAAATGACTAAGTATAAAAAGATCTACACAACTGAAGATTTTGGTCAAGTCCAAGAAGCCGAGATCGATTTATTCAATTTTGACATTGAGTCAATCGATAACTCTGCAATCGTTAACATAATTAACGATTTGACACAAAAGGACTATAAACATCTAACAGTTGACCCAACTCTAGACATTATAACCAAATGTCTAGCTGGTGATTCCTCAGATAATATTCCAAGAGTTCATCCAAAAATGACTCCGGCCAAGGTGACTAAAATAATTGAGCATTTGCGTGAATCTTACAATTGGAAAGACATCACATCTCTAATTGATTCAGGTGATCAGGGTTTCATTGATGTTTTACGTGAAGTTACATGTGACGTTCTAAAAATAAAGGAACCAGGTGAATGGAAGACGATCGAGAATAACCTTAATCGTAACAAGACACTAATCCGTTTAAGCACAGCAGTTTTTCCAACTGAAGTATTAGAATCGATCAAACAAAGCGTAGATTTAACAGTAAGACGTAAGTTTAATTACTATAAATTTAAAAAAAATTACAAGAGCTAATGAGCATAGACATTCAAAACGGATTTATTCCTTTATTTGAAAGAATCCTAGTTTTACCTGATTCAGTTGAAACTAAAACAGAAACCGGCATTGTATTATCGGTGGATGCAAGAAAAAGACCTAACACAGGTAAAGTAATCGGACTAGGCCATCTTGTCGCAGATAATTCAAAATGCCCAGTTAAGGTTGGGGACAGAGTTTTGTACCAACGATATTCTGGACTTGATGTAAAATGGGACGGTAGTAATTATCACCTAGTAATGGCGAATGATCTCTTAGCCATAATCAATAAGGATCAAGAAACACAATTTGAATTAAATGAGCAATCTTAAAAGTTTCACACAGTTCGTGAATGAAGAAAAGTCAAATGATTTTAGGATTTTTTGTGATCTAGACGGAGTCTTAGTTGATTTCAATAGAGGCTTTATTGAACTGCCTAGTAATACTGAAAAACTTTCGCCAAAGGACTATGAAAAGGCCCATGGCAAAGATTCATTATGGCCGTTAATTGACGAGCTTGGAGAATCTTTTTGGGAAAATTTACAGTGGATGAAAGACGGTAGAGAATTATGGGACTATCTTAAGCGGTACGATCCAATCATCCTATCTTCACCAAGTAAACACCCAGGCTGTTTTGCGGGTAAGACTAAATGGGTAAAACGCCATTTGGGAATTGATCAAGAGGCAGTGAAGGACCCAGCCGATTTTACAAAAGAAACTAGATTCATCTTGGCAAATCATAAGCATGAGTACGTACAACCTGCTAAAACTCTATTGGGCAAAGAGCCAGTTCTAATTGACGACTTTTCTCGAAAATTGGAAAAATGGACCAAAGCTGGTGGTATTGGAGTCCTGCATAACGATTCAACTGATACGATTCGTGTAGTTGAAGAGATGGTAGGCCCAGTTGAAGACTAAAGTTCTCGGACTTAAACCGAGTGGTGGAATGCTGTTTCCGGACGGCCCTAAACAAAAAAGGACTCCAATGGAGTCCTTTTGTTATTAAATAGAGTTCGTCTTTTAGAATGAAGGCGTAAATCCAGTAGAGTTAGAAGCCAATTGGCCACCAGCTCTTGTGATTGTAATACGATTGATGAACTTGTGAATACCTCTTGGAAAATCAACAATAATATCAATAATACCTGCATTATTTTCAAGAACTTCAGTTCCGTTATTTGAATCATCAAAGATTACATCGAATGTTGCGATACCTCTAGCGTCTTGAACTGCAGTTAAGTAGTTCTTAACAAGAGTTTTAACTCTTAAACGAGTAGTAGTATCGTTGAAATCAAATAGGAAGTTCAACAAGATTCTTTCAATATCTCTTTCAATTGTTACCAATGCTTCTCTTACGTGAACGTTATTCAAAGCTGATTTAACTTTTTGGTATCCAGTATTATTTGAGAAAATCATAACACCGAAACCTCTACGTCTAACGATCAAGTTGAAACCTGCTGGCTCCAAGAAGTCTCTATCGCCATTAGTTAAGTCGTATTCAACTCCTGTAATTTCAGGCTCAGTAATAATACCTCGTTTACCTGCTACGATTGAGAAAGTATTTCCGCTAGAGTATTTCTTCATGTAAGTATTAGCAACGTATGCAGCAGGTGGAATTGATTTATTTCTACCGCCTTCAAATATTACTAGGTTAGGCATGAAGTATGCAGTATATGATGATATTGCAATACCGCCTCTTTCTCCACTTGCGAATCCAAATGTGTAAGATGGATTAGTCGATAAGTTACCACCAGTTGAAATGTATTCAGCTGATACTAAGTTAGTGTTAACATCAATGAAGCTTGGATCAATTGATCTTTCGTATTGAGCGAATGATGGAGCATTTAGGATAGCTAAAGCTTTTCCGTGATTTGCTGCAAGTTGCGCAAGTTGTTGTTTAGAAGCGCTCCAAATTTGACCTTCATAAGAATCAATAATGTAACGATAATCTAGAGTCTCATTATCCGCTAATGTAGAAGCAATGTTAGTATCATTGAACATGTAGTCCAAGATAGTGTTTTGGCGATCAGCTGTTCCGTTAGGATACAATCCGCTCTCATCAACTTGCATTGCAGGTACGTAAAAACCTCTAAGATCAGTTACGTAATTTTTGATTCCTTTGTAAACGCTAAGACCTGCATTTCCACCTAAAACCGCAGGCGTAATATCGATACCTGTGATATTTGCATCAGCCGCGGTATCGACAGTAACTGTGTATTTTAGAGTTTTAACAGGTAGGTTAGAAGGTCCATAATTAACCGTTACTAACTGTGCGTAAACCGATCTAATTCTTAATGATCGGTTACGAATGACTTGATCACCGTTTGCATCTTTTATGATTCCAGCTTTAACCCATTGTCCAACCTTAAAGAATGAATCAATTAGATTTCTTTTAGTTGAATCGTACGAGTATCCGGCATTTGCCGTTTCTTTCTTAGCCGTGTTTCCATAAAGTGAAGGATTAAGAGTAAATACGACTTGATTTGGAGAAAAGAACCTGTAGTTGTTAGCTCCAGTAGTGATGAAATAGTTAGAATCAGTTAAATCGAAATCCGCTTTAAATTGAGTAACGTTAGTCGATTTGATATGCAAGTACGCTGGTGCTGGACTAATAACATTGTCAGTTATGTACTGAGCGTCAACTTGATTTTGGAATGCTGCATCTTGATAAGCATAGAATTCAATGTACTTGATTTGACCTGTGCTTTGTGTTTTAACTAACCCGTCAGTTGATAAGTAAAGAGTAGTTGGTGTAGCAGAAGGACCTGCTAAGTAGTGCAAAGTATCTCCAGTTTTAATGAAACCGTTTGCCCATGCAGTATAAAGTTTACTTCCGATAGTTGCAACTATGTACTTATCGCCAGTTGGTAAATTAGATGGACCTGATAATTTTTGGACTGTGTAAGTTTCACCTGCTGCGTAAGTTGAATTGTAATCAACATCATCCAATCCAAAATAGTATTCGTATCCAGCTGATTTTCTATAACTCATTACGTCAATTAGAGCAACTGGATTAACTGTGCTGATTCCGTTGTCTACTGTGTAAAGTTGCTTAGTCACATCAGTTGTATTAAGTTCGTCAAATCCATAACCTACTAGGTCAATTCTTTGTTCTGCTGCAGGTTCAGTTGAACTACCGCTATCGAATGTAGCATTAGTTAAGTCAATCATGTCAACTTTCTTGTAATCAATTGCACAGAATACTCCGCCTTGGCTGAATTTTCTATTGAACAATGTGTCTATTGCAGAAACTGCTCCAGTTAAATCTCTAAAATCAGGAATCATTGCTCCAATTGTACGATTTACAACTGAAACTTCTCTTAATGACAAGAAGTCATTCATTTTAGAAAGTTCAATACCTGATGGATTGAAATACTGTGCGTAAACTGGGTCCTTAGAAAGTCTAATATAATCAGTCCAATCGCCTTCAACTACTGCGATTTCAACGAAGTAGTCTGAAATGTAATCATCTGGGTGTAAGAATTCAGGAATTTCTACTTTGTCTCCTAGAAGCTTGTAGTATTCCTTAACTTTAATGTCATATCCAGTAGTATCAGCTACTCTAACCCATGCAGTAACTGCTTTCTTAGAAAGGTTAACTAAACTTAAAAGTTTGTTAGCATCTCTATCAGCGGTTCCGGTTGCTGGGAATGAATCGCCTAATTTGATATTTTTGTACTTGTTAACTGCATCAACATCAGCAAACCATAGTTTCTGAGTGTTGTAGAAACGCGAAAGACTATCTTGATAAAGATTAGCCGCCCAATTTGAATTATTTGATGCCGATTCAGTGTTGAATGTTGTAAAGTATGCAACATCTGTGTCTGCCACAGGTAAAAGATTCAAAGCGAACACTGGGCCTTGCCTCAATGCTATTTCTATAGTTCTATGAAAGAAGCTTCCGTTCTTTTCTAGTTTAGAATCATTTTCTCCGTATACTGCGGTTAATGCACGTAAGTCATTAATTAGTACTACTGAATTGATAGGTCCCTTTTTGCTGGATCCTATTACGAGTCTGCCTGTCGATAAAGGTAAGCTGAGACTAGTGCTTTCGTCGATTTCGACTGTGTAAACACCGCTCGACTTGAATCGGTTCAGATTTAATTTTTCTGCCATCGCTTTTGCGTATTATTTTGAAGTTATTTATTTATCGCATTAAGTCCAAATTCATACTTTCTGAACTTGGGCTAGTCGCGTCTGTAGTTATTTATCAGCAACCAGCATAATAAACTTAAACTTTTTTCACTTTTGGGGTAAAAGATCTTGTAAAACTAACTAAATATGGCAAATACAGACAATTCCTGCGCAAAATTAGAAATTAAAGACCTTTGGTCAGATCGTACTGAGATGACTAATGATACTCTTGGAGACATCATGACCTTACAGGCAGATACTCAGAAAAATGTTTATGGGTATGACTTTAAGAACATGACCTTACGTGACCTAATGACATTTTGGCACATGAACAATCATGCAATGATCGACGAGATTCACGAAGCAACCGATGCTCTTGGCGGAATCAAGGACGGTGAAGGTAATGCCATCTGGAAAAGATGGAAAAAGGCTCACGAGAGCTATTCGGATAAGAAATTCTCAGATTTATCAGAAGGTGATCAGCTTGAGTGCAAATTTGAGGTAATTGATATGCTACACTTTTTTATGAACTATGCTATTTCAATCGGAATGACTCCTCAGGAGATGTACAACATGTACATGTCTAAAAACGAAGAGAATCGAGCTCGTCAACAGAATGGTTATTAATTGGTAAAATAATAAAACATGATTGTAAGTACTGAATTTCACACGGAAGACTCGTCATTAGTCATTTCGTATTATAAGCCCGATGGAACAATTGGATTCATGAAAAAACCAATTCTACCGCATGATCTTTATAACTGGAACCTAACTCCTACTCCAACTGAGAATCGTAATTGGGATGGAAAGTTCCTAAAGAAAGTTCAAGGTAAGTGGCTAAGCCGATTTAGGCTCGAAGAATTAACCCAAACCAGATTAGATCAAACTGAGTTAGATTCAATCTATTCAGATGATAGTCCAAAAAAGTACTATCTGGATATTGAGATTCAGCTATTATCAACAGATTTCCCAGATCCAAATAAAGCTGCAATGCCAGTTAATTTAATAACGTTTGTGAATGAGGATAATATCTGTTTCGTAATGTCAACCATGAAGAGCTTAGAGGCTCCAGTAATTTCTCAAATGCAAGATGAAGTTAACGAGTATTTCAAAGCGCATGGTCAAGATTTCACTCTTAAGTATTTGTTCTTTGAAACAGAGGAAGAGATGATGACTACTTTCTTTCACAAAGTACTTCCAAAAATTCCATTCTTAACCGGCTGGAACGTAATTGGCTTTGACTGGTTGTATTTGATCAATCGTTGTAAGAATTTAGGAATAGAGCCAATGGCCCAAATGCCGTCTAAAACACTGATCGGTAAAGCAAAGATGCCAATTCACATGGGACTTCTAGATTACATGGAAGTTTTCATGAACACTAAACCTTACAAGGTCGTTGAAAATTATAAGTTAGATTATATTGCTAATCTTGTGCTTGGAACCACTAAATTACATAGTGAATATGCAACAATGCTAGAAGCTCAACAAGACGTTGAAAACTTCATTAAGTATAACATTATTGATACAATTCTTATTAAATTAATAGAAGACAAACTTGGTCTACTTGATGTGGCCTTTGCAATTTCTAAATTTGCACGAGTTGACGTCTCAAAAGTATTCTCAGCAGTATTCATTACTGAGACTTTAATGTGTAGAGAATTCTTAGAGCGTGGTTTATACATGGCAAATGATAGACGCGATCTTGAAGAAGATGCAACCTATGATGGTGCATACGTTGCAAAACCTGAACCTGGATATTATAAGTATGTGTCGTGTTTTGACTTCGCATCAATGTACCCAAACATCCAAATTCAGTTTAACATTTCTCCTGATGCATATTTAGGAAAAATTAAACCTGAACAACAGCCAACTGAAGGTCAAATTCTAACAAAAAACAATACTCTATTTACTAAAAATTTCGATTCAGCAGCTCGCACAATCTTAACTCGTTTGTATAACGGTCGTGTTGACACAAAGAGCGAAATGAAAAAATTAGAAGAGCAACTAGATGCTAAATAATCTTAAAAAAATATTACATAAAATTATGAACGGATATGATATAGACACCCTGATTGCTGTAAAATCAAGCTTTCAGTCTAATAAATTTCAGTGGATAAAAACAAATGATCCAAACAAAATGGGCAAGGTAGTCGAGGTTAGGGACGTGGTTCCTGGCAGAAATGGTAGATTCATTGCAATGTTATCAGATGGTTCTCAAATTGACACCGATATGGTTTCATCAAATTTAATGATGCTAACTGACGGACAGGATCCATTATCGTTTGATGAAATTCGATCAATCAACTACATTCCATCTCTATCAGAAGAAGTTAAAGTTTCCAGCGATATCCCTACTGAATTTGTAGATGAAATTAAGGCACAAGCTCCTCAACCTATTCTTAGTGGTCAGCCCGCTCAAATTGTACAAGCTCCATCAAAATTTCAGTTAGATGTCGATCCTGGAGATCTATTTGGAATGTTTTCACTCGAGGACACCGATTTAAACTTGTCAGTCAGAATTAAGCTGCCTAGTAAAACTCTCTTGAAGATGATGTATCAAAACTCAAAGAACAAGGAAGAGTTTTTGACCAAACTATCAAACTATATAAATAATAACGTAACTGTTGATGCTATCAAGAAAACCATGAAGAAAGCATTGGCTGGTGACACCAAAAAGAAGACAATTACAAATGAATAAGCCTCTAATATCAAAAGAAACGAGTAAGCTTGGAAGATTTAACGTGTTGACCTTGACCAAGGATCAACATTCGAATCAGTATCTAGCTGACGATCTTGAGTACATTTGCTTAATTCCATTTGAAAAATCTTCAGAGAATTCTATCAAGTCAGTGTACGTACTAGAATACCTCAACCCAGCAACGGACGTCCAAACTGACTCTTTAATAATTGATACAGTAAATCCTGATCTTGATAAAACTCCATACGACAGCGTTTGCCGTGCTCTAATTGAAGAAGCCGGCTTAAACATTGACGAGATGGGACTAACTGAAAATAGTATTTACTATTTAGGAGACATTCAAATGAATGCTCCAATGTCTTATAAAATGCACTGTTACGGGGTCGATATTACAAGCAAGTCAGTTCTTGAATTTACAAGAAATTTATCAAAGGACCATTTCACAAAAGAGAGTTCATCTATCAAAAAGGTAGGCTTTCACCAAGTAGTAAATGGTGACTTTCCGGACTCGACTATTTTAGCAGGTTCATTTTTATTAGTTTCATATTTTAACTAAATCCAATTCAGTATCCTTTGTAAAAGATACTAAAGATTAATTTTTATACACATGGCAAAATCAACAATGGACGCATTCGCCAAGTTTAACGACTTGCTCGAAAAGAAAGTCAAATCTAAAATTGAGATTCGCGGATTCTCAGACATCGAAGAGTACATTCCAACTGGAAACTACTTATTAAACGCGCAAATGTCGGGGTCAGTATTCGGCGGATATCCCAACACTCGAAGCATTGGTATTGCCGGAGATTCTGGAGCAGGTAAAACGTTTCTTTGTCTAAACGCTGTTCGTGAGCTTCAAAAGAAAGATTACATGGTAATCTATATTGATACCGAAGGTGCAATTGACTCTAGCGACTACTTAAAATTTGGAGTAGACCTATCTAAGCTAAAATATCTGCGTATGGGTATGATCAGCGAAGTTAAGTTTTTCGTAAATGATCTAATCGAAACCATCAAAGAAAACCCAGGCCTTAAGATTGCTCTGTTCGTCGATTCAGTCGGCATGTTAGATACAGATAAGAGCAAGCGAGATATGGATGCAGGTAAGAATGCTGCAGATATGGGTCTTCGTGCAAAGGAGATGAGATCACTATTCAAGTCATTGACTTTGGATCTTTCAAATTACAAAATTCCATTCATCTTTACAAATCACACCTATGCCTCAATGGATCAATACACTCCAAAAGGCATGTCAGGAGGTGGAGGTCCAGAATTCTCTGCATCAATTATCTTGATGTTAAGTAAAGGAACTCTTCGTGATGAGGCAAAAACCACTACCGGAATTATTGTTCGTAGTAAAACTAAAAAGAATCGTTTGGCTAGACCGATCGATATTGAGTTTCATATTTCTTTCCATAAGGGTATGAATCCATTTGTTGGATTAGAACAATACGTTAGTTGGGAAAATTGCGGAGTCGGTAGAGGTAATAAGTTAACTGAAAAAGAATTCTCTAAACTTAAGCCAGATGAATCCGAATTATGTTCTAAATTTGAAGTGGATGGAGAGATCTTCTACTTCTTACCCAAGAAATTAGGCAAAACTTACATCATTAGACATAATGGTGATGCAGTTCCAGTTAAGGAATTTT